TTTATATACTTCTCTAAGCCTTGGTATTGATTTAGATATATTTACATTAAACCATTTAGATTCTTTTAATAAAAACTGGTCAGCAGCAGATTCATGAACTTCTTTCAAGTCTCCATCTAACAATACTGCACCATCTTTAAGAAAATCAAGATGTCCACTCCAGTTTGATACAATAATTGGTTTACCGGTGAGACTAAATTCGAGTAATGGTCTACCGAAACCTTCGCCTTTTGTAAAACTAATCATTGCTTTAATTTTTTCATGTCTGTATAGACCATTCATTTCTTCAGCTGTCAAATCTCCATGTAATAAATACACAGGAACTTTTCCAAAGTCATCTCCTAAACAACTTTTTATTTTTCGTATAGTTTCTTCTCTGTCTCTAACGGAAAATCCAGCATGTGAGGTTTTTAATACTAATGCAGGTTTGATTGTTTCTTTTTTGAATGCTATACTAAATGTTCTAATCATTAGACCAACATTCTTTCTATCTTCACCTATATTTCCTCTTAACCAATGGCCAACATATAGGAAGCAAAAATCTTCTTTTATAGAGGATAAATCATTTATATCAACAACATTATCATTATTAAATATACTCTCATCATAACCTTCAAAAACAGTTTCTATTGGCTTTTCTATTTTATGCTGACGAATAATTTGACCTGAATTTCTATCAGTCTCATTGTATAAAATTTTTGCTATACTATCATTACTGTGATTAGATGGAACTATCACTAAATCCATTCTGTTACAACCTGTAATCCAATCTGGTGGACAATTTGTTGTTTCTATACCTGCTGTAATTCCGATATTATAATAACCCATAGCTTGAAACTCATTAGGAACTGTGACTTGAACATATATGTCAGGTTTTTCTTTAATCTGCTCAACTACGGCCAGATTTTCAAATATCCATTTATGGAATTCATTTCCATAATTAAGTGCATCCATCGGTGTATTTCCCCATTTAGTACTTATAATTTTAATGTCAAACTTATCTAGTTTTTTTATAGAGTATAGTACATCTCTTGCATGATCTCCATAACCACTTCTAGTGGCCACAGGCCCTTGATATATTAATGTTGGTTTATTCATAACGATATTAGTTGATATTTTTTACGTGGTTTCCAGTTTTCAAATGTACTTTCTATTCCATCAATAAGAGATTGGCACATATAGTCATGTGATAAATTTCCATCACCTAGCATCCACTCTCTTCCCTTTAATCCGGCTTCTTTTCGCTTTTCTTTTCCCATTTCATACCAATACTTTAAATGAGGAACGATGTCTTCATAATCAATTCTGTCATCAAAAATATATGGTGTAGGCACTGAACCGTTTGCTGACCTAACTGGCCAAATCGGCGTTACCCATTCTCCCCATGTTACTTTTTGTTGCCAATCTTTTTTGTGAAGAGATCCAATCTTAACATAATCTTCGTCTGTAAATAATTTACCGGTTTGTTTATCACGGAAACCGCATTGGTCTTGTAAACCGCCGGTAACATTTACTATGATTGGTGTACCTGCCATTACAGATTCTGCTGTAGCTAGTCCAAATCCCTCATTTGAAGCGACATTGATAGTGACATCTGCTAAATTATATAGTAGATTCATTTCATTTTCATCATGTCTTCCATCTACAAAAATTACTTTTGAATCAGGTGCACAGTGTTCTACCACTCTGGGTAAATCTGTTCCATTTTCGTCTACAGGCTGTGTATGCATTATATAACAAACCTTATCTCTCTTTTCTTCTGGCAATGATTTTCTAAACTCATCAAAAGCAAGAATAGTTTCTATTGGTTGTTTTCTTCTTATGTTACGGTTATTCCAATAGACAACAAAATCATATTCCGTTTCTCCTAAAATCATTTTTCTAAATGCATCAGGAACTTCTACTGGTTTATATGTAGTTGGTTTTATTCCGTGTGGAACATATTTTACTTGCCAATCGTTTGGATGTTGCCAATGCTTTTCTTTATCCCAGTTCCACACACGACGAGTAATGCCATATGTTTGTTTTGAAATACATCCTATCCAATCGCAACTTTCATAATAGTCACGATTATATTTTGGATCGGGAAGGTCATCCCAAATATGGTAAAACATAAGTGGTACTGATTGCCTAATCTCATGTTCAACATCGTACAACCAAATCCAATAGCGTGGGTCTGTAAAATGAAGAATTGCATCGGGCCTCTCTACCATAATAAGTTGTCTTATTAAATCCGCGTCTCCATATCCGTTGTATGGATATAGTTTTACATTTGCGTCAGACACACCCGTTACATTTTTAACCTCCTCCGATAAATCAAATATTTTTCCAAAATCTGGATGATTTATTGCTGCTCCAACTTGTACCCAATCATATTTGTGCGCAGTACCTAATACTAATTCACGAGATATTGTAGCGACTCCGCTATGCATTCTCATGTCGTCTGATAATAACAATATTTTTTTCTTTGCCATAACTCTTTTTAATCTATAATTATAAATATACTACAAATTATTTTCCCTCACAATGTTTTCCGTAAAATTCGCACCATTCACAAAGTTTTGATGGATTTTTTCGGTACTCAATATCAGTTTTATACTTTCCCTCTTTATCAAATACTTCGTTTATAAAAGATTGAAATCCAGCCCATGCTTTGTTGATAGATGGTTTACCATTTGCCGGAACATGCTTTGAAATACGAGGTGGTGGATACTCCACATTTTCATTTATCTTTCTCTTCAAAATAATAAACTCAACATCTATCTGGTCCTCTGATATATTCAGAAACTCTGCGTAGAATTTCTTATACAGAAGTATCTGTGCATTCTTTACAGGGTCTTTCTTTTGATAATCAGACCAACCTTTGGTTGATGTTTTGAAATCTATAATCCGATAACGATTGTAGTAGTTGTTTCTAACGACGAGGTCAATGAAACCAGTAAAGTTTATATTATCGGCCACCTTTACATTAAGTGGTTGCTCTATAGCAATTAGTTCATCTTCTTTGAGTGTGAAGAACTTATTAAAGTTTTTTGATTTCTGAAAATAGTCAACAATTAGATTACCATCTTCTAAAAACTCAACCAGTTCTTCCTTTGTACAGACTTGATTTTTACCACCATCGGATTCCTTCAGATATATCTCACGCATTTTATGCTTCAGAACATCTTTCGGTGAGAAAGTTTTGTCCGCCTGTGATTTGGAAACACGAAGGCATATATCAAGATATTGTTGAAGTGTTTCGTGAACTGCCGACCCGAATATCGTATGAATACTAGATGATGATTGCGATAAGTCATCTATATATGCTAACTTATACTGATACGGGCAAGTGCTCCACATTGAGTATTGCGAGAATGAAACTCTTGCCATTATAATTTCAATTTCAATTTTGTAATTTCTTTCTTTGGTGTGCCATATAGTTCACACAGGTCTTTTATTGCTTGCCGACCTTCGTGAGTTGCATAAAGTATTTCCGCATATTCTTTTGCTTCTTTTTCTGAACATAGATAATCTTTCTTAATCAAGTCCAAAAGGAATTGCTCATACTTATCTTCACCTCTTCCTTTGATATATTTTGTATAGTGCCTTCCTTTGGGAATTACACCTATATACAATTTGTAAAGTTCACGGGGAGAAAGTGTTTGAGAAAGTGGGAGTAACTCTGCAATCAATTCAATCCACTCAACCTTCATTGAAAGGAAACGATTAATCATAAAGTTACTCCAACTCTTTACATCTTCGTCCGATAACTTATCAAAGTATTTAGGGTCTTGCTCAGCCGTTATCGCATTTAGATGGTCAAAAAGTTTCTTACTCATTTGGATTTTGAATCAGAGATTTCTTTTCTTCCGTAATCTGCTTTCCTTTTAGTTCTTCTGGCAATAGCTCATCTAAAGGTTTACCACATCCTGTACAAAGATATAACTCAATTGGAACTAAAGAATCTTTTGGTGCTCCGGTCAATAGACGCGAAAACTTTTTGAACATAAATCCCGTCATAAAAATTTGATTTCCACAACTACATTTTATATCACGTGCATCTTTAAGAGATACACCTTTCATTTTCATGTCTGTGTTATTTGGTTGTTCGTTTGTCATTTTATAATGTTTAGTATTTGAATAATAGTTGCCATGAACACAATTTCTTTGTCCACAACCAACGCATCCTTACTCACACCATCTGCGATTGTAAGAATTACATTTGCTGTATTACCGGTTGCGTATTCATCAACCTTGTCATAAAGCATCGTATACATTTCCGAATAGTCATTCAACTTATTGTCCGCAACTGCCTGACGAATGTTGATGAATGTGTTTCGTTTTTCATCTTTTGCTTTCAGTAGTTCAATCAATTTCGTTTTGAAATCTGACTCAACCATAATTTGCTTGTCCACTCGTAGTTCACCTTTCACCGATTGTAGTTGACAAGTATTGATGACACGGCGAATATCGGGATAATACGAATTGATAATCTCTGCAACATTCTTTATGTCATATCTTACTCCTTCGGTATCAAGTATCTTTGCGACTTGAACTGCGACATCCTTTTTAGTAGGCGGAGTGATTGCAAATGTTTGACAACGACTTTGAATCGGGTCAATAATTTTCTCAATGTAATTACAAGTGAGAATGAATCTGCAATGCTTACTAAAGGTCTCCATAAGGTTTCGGAGGATTGCCTGTGCATTTGGTGTCATATAATCAAACTCATCAAGTATAATCACTTTGAAACCTGCGAAACCTACCGAT